AGCAAATCGCACAAAGAGGATTGCAAATCGCCGCCATGACGGCGTGGAATCTTTTGAAATTGGTGGTTGATGGACACTTGTCATCCACGGAATCAATCACCCGCGCACGCCGTAAGTGCCAGGAATTGTACCCCGAATTGCGTGGGGTCAATTACAATAAACGCCAAGCCAACCAAAGCGATGTCAAAAAACAATTGGGTTATGGAAATTAACAAGCAACAAGAAACCCCATTGACTTTGATATTCAAGTATTGCGGGGAAAACAACTACACGGATTCCACCAAGACAATGGCGTTTTTATCCGAAAAGGCCCAATTCATCGAATTTGCTATGATTACACGCGGCATGAGCTTGGAACAAATGGATGAAATGTTTGACACCTATTACATACAAGATGGTGACGGGATTTGATTTGATGCGCGAATGGTTGGATACCTATGGCCGCGATACGAAATTAGACATTGCCAAAATTCGTGCGATGCTAAACCATTACGACCGCATTGAAAAACACACGGCGGTCAAGTATTTGGATATCGTTTTGGATACCATCAAAAAACACGAACACATCACCGTTGATGAGGTTGTGTATGAGGTGGAACAAATCAAACGCATATTGTCGTGAACCATGGATCGTTGTTTTCGGGAATTGGGGGGTTTGACCTTGCGGCCGAATGGATGGGTTGGAACAATATGTTTCATTGCGAAATCAACCCGTTTTGCCAACAAGTCCTGAAACATTATTGGCCAAATGCAGAATGTTACGATGACATCAAAAAAACAGATTTTACAAAATGGCGGGGAACAATTGACATTGTTTCGGGGGGATTCCCTTGTCAACCATACTCACACGCAGGACAACGAAAAGGTAAGGATGATGACCGCCATTTATGGCCCGAAATGCTCCGAGCAATACGGGAGATTGAACCAAGTTACATCGTGGGCGAAAATGTTCGTGGACTCATTAGTTGGAATGGAGGGATGGTATTCGATGAGGTGCAAACTGATATGGAGCTTGCGGGGTACGAAGTCGCGGCCGTGGTTATACCTGCGGCGGGAGTCAATGCCCCCCATGGACGGGATCGCGTCTGGTTTGTTGCTAAAAACACCCGCATCAATGGATGCATACGCGGGAAATTTGAAAAAGACGGAACAAAAATTTGGGAATTCGGGGACATTGGCACAAGAGGTGGCAAGCGGGTTTGTTTATCAACGGGGTTTATTACCGACACCGAACACAACACCCCGTCAACGAACGGAGGAACAATTAGAGGAACGCAAAGCGAAATATGGGGGGACAACACGGGCGATGTATTTGGAGGATTTTGCGATGATGGGTATGTTGCCGACACCACTTGCATCGGATTGCGGGGACAAAGTGACGGGATTGGAAAGCCAGGACTCATTGGTGAAACGCGCCCGCCAAGAAACTGGGAAAATTTCCCAACTCAACCCCCGATTTGTGGGGGAAATGATGGGCTTCCCACCCAACTGGACGGAATTACCTTTCCAAAATGGCGCAACGAATCCATCAAAGGATACGGAAACGCCGTAGTACCACAAGTTGTATATCAAATTTTCCAATGCTTGATGAATCTGGAATCCAAATCCAATGCGTGAGGTGGTTCAAATACCAATATCCGCAATTTGCATCACTATTGGTTCACATACCAAATGGGCGGATGCGATCCAAACGGGAGGCATTCCTTTTGAAACAAGAGGGTGTGATGGCGGGCGTGGCCGATTTGGCCTTGTTCGTTCCCAAGTCACACCCCGCATTGTTCATCGAAATGAAAACACCAACGGGGCGGCAAACCGAATCGCAAAAGCTTTGGCAAAAGGCCATCACCGATATGGGGTACAAATATGTGATTTGTCGGTCGGTGGATGAATTTGTCGACACCATCACCTTTTATCTAAAAAATGACTAATTTGCAACACGGAAATGTTGACCCTTGCCGACATAGCTATTGAAGAAATGCGATGGAGAAAAATGGCGAACTATTTAGGCGCAAGGGGGGAAGATATCGACGATTGCGTTCAAACCATGTATTTGAAATTGGGCGAAATCCAGGAACGCGAAGGATCATTGAACCGCATGGAAACGCCCACTGGAATCAACACGCTATACATTTTCAAAATATTACAATCCGCCGTTGTGGACACATTTCGCGAGCGCAACCGCACATTCGAATCGTTTGATGAGTTTTGCCCGATTGACGCACCCGAACCCACCGAACACAAATACGCCGAATTGATGGAACGAATACGCGAATGCATCAACGAAATGCGGGACTATGACCAAATGATGTTGGAACTCTATTTCGTGTATGGGCATTCGTATCGTGAGATTGAGGCCCGAACGGGTATCCCGACACACTCGATTTTCAACACCGTCAAAAACGCCAAACAAATAATAAAAAAACATTCAAAGGAATTATATCATGAGTACATACAAACGAAAGCGGACACGGAAACCATCGCAAGGCATCGGGGACACTATCGAGAAAATCACGGAAGCGACTGGGATTAAAGCCGCCGTCAAGTTTTTGGCGGGCGAGGATTGCGGATGCGACCAACGCAAGGAAAAACTAAACAACCTTTTCCCCTATCGCCAACCATTGTGCATGACCGAGGAAGAGTACAATTGGATGACGGCATTCCGTGAGGCGGAATCCACCACCATCACACACGAGGAATCGGAAACCATCGCCAAAATGTATCACCGCATTTTTCAATTGAAACGCATCCATCGCCCCTGCACATGCAACCCCCGCGAATGGCAACGCATGATTAACGAACTCAATTCCGTTTGGGAAACTTATGGGGCTTAACATTGTAACCGAATCCAAGGATCTCAAATCCGTCATGCGCCTCATTGACCTCGAACAAAACCATTGGGCTAACCGCATGAAGGATTACGAACGCCGCATCGTAGCCGCCAAAACCAAACAATGGGAACGCAAATACAAACAAGTGGTCGGCGAATGCGCCGTGGCTTGGGATGCCCTTGAACGATTAAAGGAATTAATAATTGAAAAAGCACACTAAAATATACCTGGATGCCTTTGGGTTCGATGGGTTGTCCCCGTTAGAATGCGAGGCGTGCAACCATTGGAATGGAACCGATGTCCATCATATTGAGGCGCGTGGCATGGGTGGTTCAAAACACGCCGATACCATCGACAACCTCATGTTGTTATGCCGCAATTGCCACATCCGATATGGCGATAAAAAACAATGGAAAGAATGGTTGAAATTGGTTCACGCACAATACATGGAAAAACACGGAATATGAAAATCACGGATATCAAACTAAACCCCCACAATCCGAGGGTCATCAAGGATGCCAAGTTCAAAAAGCTTGTGCAATCCATCAAGGAATTCCCCGAAATGCTAAACCTACGCCCCATTGTCATCAACCCCGATGGCGTGGTCTTGGGTGGCAATATGCGATTGAGGGCGTGCATGGAGGCGGGAATTGAGGATGTACCCGTTCAAGTGGCACACCTAACCCCCGAACAAGAAAAAGAATTCATCATCAAAGACAATGTCGGATTCGGTGAGTGGGATTGGAACCAACTCGCCAACGAATGGGAGGTTGAGTTGTTGGATCATTGGGGACTTGACTTACCATTGGAATTTGGCTCATCCGAACCCATCGACAAAGAAGCAACCCGAAACCCAACAATGAAAATCACATTTGATACCCCCGAACAATTGCAAGAGGCCGAAATCGAGTTCAAAGAAATCATCGACCGCAAATACACGGGGGCATTCTATACAATAAACCTTGGATAAATCGTTACACAAGTATGAGCAAAGTATGGCGCGACCACGCAAAAAACCCACCCGATGAATTTGAATTGTGCCTTGTATTGGATTACAATGATGACTATCTCTTGGCATGGTTCAACGATGGGTATTGGTTCGAACAAGAAACCGAACAAATTGTCAATGTCAAATACTGGGCAAAACTACCCGTTGCACCCTATGAGTAAATTCCGTCACTATACTGACGCAATTCACGCAAATTCCGTCAATTCGGAACTTGACAAATGGGTTGAATATGTCAAGCAATATATTGATATCGTTCAATAATGTGCCATTAAAAGCACAAAACCATACCAATTTGACCGATATAACGAACATTATGACCGATAATTATATGACAACCGATATAAACATGGCGATGAATCGACCAAAGTATGTGATAACATATAACCGAACGGGAATAACACCAAAGAGAAATGAAAACAAACATCAAATGGCTCTTATTCTTGATTGTTGCATTCATGCAATACTCGTTTTTTTTGTGAGATAATAGTGAAATTATGGCTAACGAGCAAAACCTAACCCCATTTCAAAAAGGCCAGGTGGCAAACCCAAACGGCCGCCCCAAAGGATCAAAGAACCGTTCCACCATTGCACGCAAGTGGTTGGAAGCCGCCGAATCAATCAAAAACCCCATAACGGGGGAGGTGGAACATTTGTCCCAAGAGGATATCATGACATTGGCCCTAATCAAAAAGGCCCGCAACGGAGATGCCACCGCATACCAAAAGTTGATGGATAGCGGATACGGATTGCCAACGCAACAAATTGATGTCACAACCGAACGACCCATTTTCAACGGCATAGATTTGAATGCTGAAACGAACAACGGCACAAACCAAGATAGCGAAACTGCGTAAGCGTGTGCGAATTGTCCGTGGTGGTACATCATCATCAAAGACATTTTCTATCATCCCGCTTCTAATCGACTACGCGGTCAAGAATCCGAACACGGAGATTTCCATCGTGTCCGAATCCATACCGCATTTGCGCCGTGGTGCCATTCGTGATTTCCTAAAAATCATGGACATGGTGGGGATGTTCGACCCCAACAAATGGAACAAGTCATCGTTGACCTATTCATTCACCAACGGTTCATTCATGGAGTTCTTTTCGGCCGACCAACCCGACAAGCTTCGTGGCGCACGCCGTGATGTGCTATTCATCAACGAGTGCAACAACATCGATTGGGAATCGTACTACCAAATGGCCATCCGAACCCGCCGTTTCATTTACCTTGATTACAACCCCGTTACAGAATTTTGGGTGGATACGGAATTGGTGAATGACCCCGATGCCGAAATGATTGTCCTAACCTACAAGGACAACGAGGCGTTGGATCAATCCATCGTGGCCGAAATTGAAAAGGCCCGTGACAAGGCCACCACATCATCGTATTGGGCCAATTGGTGGCGTGTGTACGGCATGGGGGAGATAGGCAATTTGGAGGGCGTGATATTCTCCAACTGGAAAACCATCGACACCATACCACCCGAAGCCCGATTGTTGGGATTGGGGGTTGACTTTGGTTTCACCAACGATCCAACGGCCATCGTGGAGGTGTATCAATACAACAACCAACGGATATTGCACCAAACCACCTATCAAACGGGGTTAATAAACTCCGACATCGCCAAGAAACTCCCCAACCATGTGCGGGTGTATGCCGATTCGGCGGAACCCAAATCAATTGAGGAAATTCGGCGGTACGGGAAACAAATCAAGGGCGTGACCAAGGGCAAAGATTCCATCAATTACGGCATTCAAGTGATGCAAGGCCAGGAATATTTGGTCACATCATCATCCGTGGAACTTATCAAGGAATTGCGGGGCTATTGTTGGGACACCGACAAGAGTGGCAACCGCATGAACATTCCCACGGGAACACACCACGCCATCGATGCGGTTCGATATTTTGAAATGGAATCATTGAACAACAACTATGGAAAATACGACATCCGATGATATCTTTGTCGTAGGTCGTTAAATCTTCCACGCGCTTAAAACGAAGCCGCCCACCTGACCCGTGGGCTTTTTTTTTACATTCCACCAATTAATCGTTTTACAAATAATGAAAGTCACAATTCCAACGGACTTAAATGAAATCCCCTTGGCCGTTTTCGAGCAATACACATCATTGCCCGAAATGGATGAGGAAAAACGCGCATTCGAATCGATTGCCATCTTCTGCGATGCCAAGGTTTCCGAGATACGCAAATGGCCATTGGATGCCGTCAACCAAATATTGGAGAAACTGGCAACCACCATCAACCAAACCCCCAAATTCCAAGACCGATTCACATTGAACGGCACCAAATACGGATTCATTCCCAACTTGGATGAACTAACCACGGGGGAATTCATCGACCTTGAAACCTATGTCAAGGAAAACGCCATGTGGAAAATCATGTCGGTGCTATTCCGTCCCGTTATCATCGAGGGTCAGAACAATCGATATGAGATTGGCGAATACAAAGGCACATTGGTCGAGGATTTCAAGATGATGCCAACGGGCGTTGCCTATGGTGCCATGGTTTTTTTTTGGAGTTTAGGCGCAAGCTTACTGAACTCTATGGTGAAATCTTTGGCGGAAACGGAGGCGATTCAAACGCACACGCAATCAATCAAAAATGGGGCTGGTTTGGATTTATCCATTGGCTCTCTGACGGAGATATCACAAGAATGGACACGGTTGTCGGAATGCCCATACACAAAACTTTGTTATGGGGTTCGTACAAGACCGACCTCGCGGAATACGAAAAGAAAATCATCAATAAAAAATGACGAATAATCACATTGGAACGGCCTTTGAAATCATCAAGGACATTGCCACGCAATTGGGGTGGAACTATTCCCACGGGCAATTGACCGACATGGGCTTGAAAGCCATCACCGTTTACCCACTTTGCCACGCCACGATTCAATCCGTATCGGTCACCGACCAAACGGCAACCATTGGCATGAATGTGGCCATCGCCGATGTGGTGAATTACCTGAAAACCGAAAACGAGGATCAAACCTTGCGCACCACATACGCCGAAATCGGCTACACGGAGAATCAAAACTATGCCCACATCTTGCAAAACTTGTATGTGGGATTCACCCGTGAATTGTGGGCCTACGAACAAACCTATTTCAACCAAATCCAATTTGCACGCCCCATATCGTTCACCCCGTTCATTGAGGATGACAACGATGTGTTGGCGGGCTATACGATTTCCCTTTCCATCACTTTGATAAACCCATGGGTCACCGATGGTGATTGTTACTAATGGCCGATTACCCAAATACGGAGAAATTGTTGGTTGAT